TCAATTTCCGCTTTGCTCAGGCCGGTGACCTTGCCCATTGCGGCCAAAATTGCTTTTAGTTTCTTATCCATAGGACAAGCCGAAAATATAAATGTGTTTCCGCAAAATTGCGGCCGGTTGTAAGCGTATTAGGTATTAGGCAGTTGTTGCCGAGTTATCAGCAACACCCGTGTTGGTGCTAGCGCTGGCAGCCACTGGCTTGCCGTCCTTCTTCCCTGCGGTTGCGGCCTTAGCCTCGGCTGGCGTTGCATCCTCTTTTACAATAGTATACTCAAAGCCAGGGTTAGCCTTTTTTAAAGAGTCAAGCTCCTTTTGAGTCATTGCGCTCACTTTTTTCGTCTTGTCAGACTTGACGAGCATCTTGGTATCAGACATCGTATTGTATTTTATGGTGACAAAGAAAGCAAAAAGCCTGCGACTTATACAAGCCGCAGGTCAAATATGCAAATTACTGTTGCTCAGTCTGTGAGTCGGTGCCCTTGTTGGCGTCGGCCGCAGCTTTGCCGGTGTTGGCATCACCTGTGTTGCCCTCAGGATTTACGGGTGTGGTTGGCACGTTGGCGGCTGGCGCAGCCGGTGCCGATGACTTTTTCTGCGAGCCGTCACCGCCTTCATTCTGACGTTTCAACTCGTCGGCAATCTTAGCCTCAAGCGTCTCAAGCTTGATGTTGGGCGCAGGCTGCTTATCGAATAAGGCCGCATACCGCTCACGGGCATTGAGTAGCGCAACATCGGCACCCTTGCCCTTGTCACCAGTGTCGGTCAAAAGGGCCTCGGCTGGCTTGGCTGCCTTCCAACCCGCTTTATCCTTACCCATAGCAGCCCACTGCGTAGGGCTAAACTCTCGTTTTTCTTCTTTGCTGTTGACTTTTTTGACGGCCGAAATTGGCTGGTCTGTTGTAGTGCTCATACTGAGTCAGTTAAAATGTAAAATCCTTGTGCAATTATAGCTGAATTTAAGCTTTTTGTTGTATCGTTGTATTCATCAAATACACCAGCGAAATGGTTTTTAATATCTCATTAGAAAACAGGGATAAATCCGGTATATACATTATCACTAATTCGGTAAACAGCAAGGTTTATGTTGGCAGCTCTGTTTTACTGAAAAATAGATTTAGGCAGCATATAGGAAGCCTGGCTAAAGGAACGCATCACGCAAGTAGACTGCAAAATTTTGTGAATAAGTATGGTATTGACGCTCTATCGTTTAGTCTTTTAGAGGTTTGCGAAAAAGACGATTTATTAACCTGTGAACAAAAGTGGATTGTTTTCTATAACGCTGCAAACAGAGCGTGCGGCTTTAATCATTTACCAACAGCAGGGTCTAGGCTAGGCTGTAAGGCATCTGTCGAGACTATAGAAAAACTAAGAGGCCGCAAATACTCAGAAGAATCCAAGGCGAAAATGTCAGAGTCCAGAAAAGGAAAGCCAAGTAATATGACGCCAGAGGGCCGCGCTGCCTTTTCTAATAAAATGCGCAACAGAGTTTTTTCTGTAGACCACAAAAACAAAATAAAGAAAAGCAAGCAGGGCGCAGGCAATGCAACGGCCAAAATAACGGATTCTGACGCGCTTACTATACGTGCACTTTATCACAAACACACATACAAGGAGATTGCTGAAATTTTCCCAATATCGAAACTTAATGTACGCAATATTGTAAAAGGGTATACTTGGCAGCACCTGCCCCTTGAAGATTACAGCGAACGACCAATTAGAGTTAAAGGTCAACCCGCTCAATCTTGCCAGAAGCATTAATCTTTAGTGTTTTATCTCGCCTTACAGCTTGCTTATCAGTTATAAAGTTAAATGCATGACGGCACCGATACCCCCCTCTGTCTAATAAAGGGGTGTACGGCTTGGTTTTGCCAGCAAACTTTAACTCAGCCCAATTCTCTATCTCTGATAGTAAGAACACCTTGCCGTTTCGCTGCCTGCAAAAGTCGCGTGTACCTGCTATGGTTCCACCCAAATACAATGCCGCTGTCAGGTTGAGCTTTTCGGCGTAAAACGCCTGCGTGGCAGCGTCAGACGAGTTGTAGGTATCATAGGCAAAAGTATCTAGGTGCCGCTCAACAAGGCCCTTGCCCTTGGGGTCACCTTGTATGAGCGACTTGAGTGAGCGCTTATACTCATCAACACCCGCCCCGCTTGACTTGAGCTGCCAGCTTTGGTCAGCGACCTTGCGCAAAAGGGCGCGGTCATTTATGACGGTATCAAAAAAGCCTTTTTTCGTCAGCTTGCCGCTGGCGGTCATACCAAAGCGGTCAAGCACCAGGCTCTTTGCCTCGGCACTGATAGCGGCGAAGTCCTTTATTTCTTCACCTGCGGCAACGGCCTTGAAGTACGCTGCATTATCCTGCGTGCCTCTGAGCAAATCATTTGCCCACTGCGAAACAACCGGCAATAACTCGGCCTTGTTGAACTCGGCAAAGGCAAGCTCTAATTGCTGCGGCTTGAGTAGCCAGGTATCAGCCTTGTTGAGCACCAGGTCAAGTAGCTTGTTTTGCATAGCCTTGACCCTGGCCTCAAGCGCCGCTTGTTGCTCGGCAATCCGCTTGATGCGGTCTTGTGCTGCTTGTTCCTCTGGTGTCATTTTCGTAACGGCGGCAAGCGGTCTTGTACGTAAAGCAAGGCCCGCTCAATGAACTTACCAATTATAGAAAGCAGGTAGTAAAATATTATTAAAGGGCCAATAAAAACAGTGTAAACCCAGTGCCAAAACGTGTATTTGCTGCCGTTGTGCTGCCACCAATATGCAATCTTATCCCTCATACGTATTGGAGAATTTGTCATTTCTTCACCCAATAGCCAAGCCAGTTGACTCGGTAGTTGTCAAACAGATACTTGAGGCGCTCAGCTTGGCGCTCTTGTTGCCGCAGGTAGTCAGAAACAGGATAGTCAAGCCCGCCCCACTGGCTATAGCCTGACCAGCTCTTGTCTTTGGGGTCGCCTTGGTGCTCAAGCGACAAGGTGTCGGCATACTTGCTGCTATCAAACGGCCGCGCCGCATTGCGCCTGGTGCCGTAGCGGTATAGCGTCTGCGGATAGTAGCCTAAGGCATGCGCGTTTATCTCGGCCTCTAACTCATTGAGCCGCCAGTTGGCCGCAACACAACCCTTGCGCACCGCACGCTTGGCCTCGGCATAGCCCGCCTCAATCTCGTCTTGTAGATTGGTGCGCGCCAGCCAGGTCAAATCATCAAGTAATTGGTCAAAACTCATTGTGTTGGTGCTTAATCCTCAAGAGTAATGCCGAGCTCAGAACTTGGCAACTCGGCAATGATAGCGGCAACCTTGGGCTCGATGAATGTCCACTGTTTTTCTGGCGTCATGCTGAAAAACTCAGGCACCTCAGTTTCAAGCTCGTCAAAAATGGTATCACCGTGCGTATAGAGCACCTCATCAAGCTTGCGGGCTCGGCCCGTGGTGAGTATCAAAGTTAATTCCTCAAGGCTCTTGCCGAGGAACGGGGCAAAGCGCTGCTTGACTTTGAACTTGAGTAGCTCAACCTCATTATCAATAAACATTTTGGCGGCAATGTCCTTGTCAATGGCTTGAATGAGGTGATACGGCAAGCCAGCATCAACCGCGGCCTTGCGGTCAGCATAGAGCTCGGTGACGCTCTTGAGCTTGAAGTCAGCCGGGTACTCATACACCAGATACAACCCCTCGGCATTGTCAGTAAACTCAGCAATGAGCTCAACTTGATACCGCCAGATTGCCGCGCATTGCTCAGCAAACGGGGCAAGGGTGTTGTACATTTCATCCTTGTCAATGACGCGTGCCGTTGCCGTGTCTGGCGCGCCCGCGGTGCGCTGCAAGACCTCAGAGTTGAATACGGCTTTGATAGCGTCAACCTCCAACTCTTTGACGTACTCATGCAACACCCTGAGCAACTCAGTAGGCGGGTACTTGTACGCTACATAGTCATCAAGCTTGACATTTACTTGCTCGCCAGGCTTGGGCATGCGTACGGGCTGCGCGTCCTGAGCCGACTTATGCACCAAGACGCCAACGCCCTTGCAACGGCCGCATTGCTTGCCTGAGCGCGTGTTGACGCCAGCCGAGCACGGCGCCACACCGAGCCGAGGCCCGTGCCCGCCTGGTGCGGCTGGCAGCGTGTATGACTCGCCAGGGCAAGACTCAGCATAAAAGAACTTTTGCGGGAACGCATGCAAGGCGTGCGTCAAGTCCAGCTCTGACACGCTTTTCACCGCCTTCATAAAGTACGGAATAGCATTATCCATCGGACTAACAAACGTGCGGCCGTCTGTCTGTGCATCAAACAAGTATCCTATGCGCTTGGCTTGCACCTTGCCGCCTCTTGGCTGGTATAGGTCAACCCTAAAGCGGTCAACCTGCGTCTTGTAGAACGTGCCGCCCGCCTCTGGTAGCGCTTCGCTCTTGGCATCAAGCACGCCGTCAGCTACAAGCGTTGCGGGCTCAAACTGCGTAAGCTTGATGATGTCATTGGCAAGGTACATGACGTAGGTTTCACCCTTGCGCAACTGGCCTTGTGCGTCAACATAGGTGCTTTCCTCTCTTACAATTAGGTACTCAAGCACGTTGTTGACATACTTGAAGTCAACTGCCTTTTTGCAGCTCACTTCTACGGGGTAGGGGCGCGCCTTTTCATAGTTGGAATTGAACGCCGCAAACTCAGTGACAATAAAGGCGTTGGGGTCAAGAAACGAGATACTTGGCAACCGCTGCGCAAGGTAGCTCTCAAGTGACTCGGTGCCCCAATAGGTGCGTATGCTTTGCTCAAGCTCAGCAACCCGCGTATCTGCGTTGTTGCCCTGCGTCTTGTAGCTCACGACGCGCTTGATATTATCCAGCCTACCAGGACGGTAAAAGGGCTGCATGATGCAACCGGCCCAAGCCTTGTTGAGTAGCTGTGTGATGTTGCGGCGTTGCTCAATGCCCTCTTTATCTTCGCGCTTGACAAACTGTTGTATCAAGTCACCGCTCTTGTCATCGGTGATAAGCTTATAGTACAGGTCTGCGAGCTCACAAACACGGTCATAGTCTTGATGACGCGTGCCGTTGCGCACCAGGCGGGCAAGAATGATAAAGGCGTCTTGTAGTGTGAGCATAGTTAAAAAGGCAAGGGCAATAGCTGCGTCAAAGATGCAAGTATTTAGCAAGCATCACAAAGTACAATTATCTCAGTCCTCAGGGTCATACTGGTCATGCGTTTGCTGAGAAGTCAATAGCTGCTGGTAATAGTCATATAGCAACTGTACGACCAAGTAGCGGAATGCGTCAAGTAAATGGCCTAGCCGCTCGTATGTTTGCTTAGTGAGAGGGTCTTTGTATTTAGGCTTAAGCATCTTGCCGTCTGGCCCCTCGCGGGTATACTCAAGGTCATGAATAAACAACTCGCAGCCCTCGTCAATCTCAACATCAATGCCGTAAACGCCTTCAAAGAGGTTATTGACAAAGTCACGGCTCTTGACAATTGACGGGGCATGTGTTGCTACTCGGTCAGAGTAGTTGCCTACATAACCAGCAAGGGCCTGGTCAATGACATCATAGTTATTTTCGTACTCGGTGCTCACCGTCTGGCGCGCCTTGCCCGCGGGGTCACCGTAGTAATATAACCCGTTGAATAGCTGCCAGGCATAGTCCTTCAAGAACGCGTCACACACGGCCTGCGTCTTGTTGCGAGGTGCGCCAAGCGCGTACTCTTTAAACACCCGCAGCTTGAGGCGCCCGTCAAGCCCCGTCACTAGCTGCGAGCAAAGCAAGCTCATGTAGCGTACAACGTTAAAGTCAAACGTCAAGTGCGCCACCTCATCAGGATTAAACTCAACCCTTTTGACGTGCTCAAGGCGGTTGAAGCTCGGCACAAACTCACCGCCAGCCTTGGCAATCGGTGAGCCGTAAATGAGCATGTCAATACGATTTTGGTTGCCCGCATGCGCGTCAAGCTGGCGTTTGATGAAACCAACTGGCAGCTTGCTTTGATTGTGATAGGTGCTTGATATGGTGACACTCAGCTCAGGCGTTGCCTTGTGGTAAAAATCCGTCTTGCTAAATATCTTCTTGCTGATAGCCTCATAGTCATTGGTGAGCTTAAACCAGAGATTAAGCCAATCAACCTTTGCCGGTGAGGTGAAAATATAAAGCGGGTTCCATGAGCGCACGTTGCGGCCCGCCTCGTCAAGCAACTGCATGTCACCCTCGGCATCAACTGCCAGCCGCCAGCGCCCGGCTGCAATGTTCTCGTTGTACTCATCCTGACCAAATAGCTCATCAAGGTGATTGAGGTACAACCCAGGTTGCCTGAGGCGCGCCGTGATGACCTCTTTGACCGCTTCTTCTTTGGTGTCCTTGGTCTCGTCAAGGTAGGCAACGGCAAACTCGGTGCCGTCAATCATCTTATAGTTGTCAAGACTTGCCGTGAATATCATTGCGCCATTGGCAAAACAAATGGTATTCTCATAGCTCTTGAGCGGCGCACCGTACCTGGTGAAATGCTCTGGCGGTATGGTGTCAACTACAAAGTCCCTACCCTTTGACCAGTTGAACACACCGAGCCACACGTCAAAGCAGCGCTTGAGGGTTGACTTGCTGAGCTGACCGTACGTGTTGGCACCGATGAATTGAATGAGCCGCGGGTAGTTGAGCAAGATGAATGCTGCCAGGAACGCAATGATATGCGACTTGCCAGAGCCGATGCCAGCAAGAAACAAGTTGCGGTCTGAGCGTGCTTGCAGCACCTCGTCTTGCGGGTCACTCACGTCAAGCTCTTGCTCAATGATAGTGTCTAGTTGCTCGGTCATAGCACCTTCACCAGTTGCCAATACCCGTCATGTTGTTGAAAACGCATGAAGCCGAGCCGCTCATACAAGCGCTGGGCTGCCTCATTCTCTTTTTTGACTGACAAGCCAATTGTTGCATAATCCATTTTATTGCAGAGGGCAAAGGCATGCTCAAGCATACGGGTGCAAAGCTTCTGGCCTCGATGCTCAGGTTGCACAAAGATGTTGTGCACGTACGCGCACCCCTCAGAATACTCAAGCCGCAAGATGCCAACAACGGTGCCGTCTGCGGCCTGCGCAAAGACATTGGCGAGGTCTGGCGCCTCGGTATCAATCTGCGTGTGTAGCTCGGTGATAGTGTAGCTCATGAGAGTAGCTTATCAATGTTATCCAACACCTTGCGCATCTTGGCCGCTTCCCGCTTGAGAGCCGTGCGCTTTTCAACGTCACTAGCCGCCTTGGGCTTGGGCTTGGTTGGCTTGGCCTTGGCCGTAGGTGACCCGCGGCGCGCCCGCTGCGCAGTTGAGACGGCCGTTGACTTGCGCTT